TTGGAAGGGTGGTGCACACAGGGGACATGAATTCTTTGGACGCCTCAATTCGGAAGAGAGTGCGCTATTGTTATGTTGAATGTGAAGGCTTTCCAAAGAATGACACCCACATATTTGGTGTGTCTTCTGATTTGGCCATCATAAACCGCCACGTATTTAAGAATAAGGACAAAGTAATCTTACAAATCTCTAATACCGACGGGATTCATGTCAGTGGTTCAGGCTGGATAAGAGTCATTGTTAAACTTAAAGATTGTAAGTACGTGTCTAAGGATGCTGTCTTGTTCCATTCTACGATTAGGTTCAATAACATCACGTCCCATTTTTTCGACGGGCCTACCCCAGATGAGACAGATGGGATGGTTAGTGGAACCAAAACGAGATTGGTTTTTGGTGGGCGCTTAGAGATGGATGACATCGCTGGCGTTATTACTCTTCCAGAACATATATCTTACAAGTGGGCTAACCATAGTCCAGGTACTTGTGGCGTTCCAGTTGTGGGAAAGTATGGTAATGGAGTGGTAATCTTTGGAATACATTGTGCAGGGGCGCAAAACTTAGAGGATTCTTACGCCACCATAATTTCACGAACAGCCTTGTCTGAAGCTGTGAATGGTATGCAATCTGTAAATCTCTTCAATATTGCTTCCGAGGCAGGAATTTTCACCGAGAGCGGTGTGCTGGACCAAGTTTTTGAGGACCCAGTACCCAAATCTATGGTAAACTTTGAGCTATTCCACGGCCTAACTTATTTTGGAAAAATTCCCGGACCTGTTATTTTGGAGAAAGAGTCGCGCCTCAAGCGTTCCCGATTTTGGGAGGATATAGAGAAATTGATGTCAGATTTGTTTCCCAATTATGCATTCCAGGAATTCGGTAGACCTATGATGCGCCCCCACATCAAAGGAGGGGAGTATATTTCACCTTATAATATTGCGTTTCGGAAGATTAATCTTCCAAGAGCAGCCCTTGATGGAGATATACTGAAACAAATCACTCAACGTGTGTGTGACAGAGTCGATGATTTTAAACTGGACCTGGACCTCGTTCCCCTTACTGTCCATCAAGCAATTAATGGAGTAGAAGGAGACGACTACGTGCGCCGTGTTAATGCCACGGCTTCAGCCGGGTTTGGATTTCGTGGTCCTAAAGACTTGTATCTTCCCATAATCGATCTTCAAGGGAATAGGTCGCTTACCGAGGAGGTTGCTATGATGGTTACGAAAGACCTTGAAACGTATCTTAGAGGAGAAACTTGCCACCATATATATACTGGGAAACTGAAAGACGAGCCCCGGGAAATAACCAAGTGCGTAAGTGGAAAGACGCGGTTATTTTACATGTCTCCCTTGAACTCCCTTATTGAAAACAAGATGTTTCTAACCCCCTTCTATTCTCTCCTTGTCGAAAGAGGAGAGGTTTTTGGGAGCTGTGTAGGTATAGATATGGCTCTTGGAGCTGATAAGTTGTACCGTGAATTGGCTGATTTTTCTGATTGCATTATCGAAGGGGATTATGGTGCTTTTGACCAACATATGCCTATAGGAGTTGGGATAGCAGCCGCAGAAGTAATAATGTACGTTCTTAAACAAGGAGGTTATAATGAAAGTTCCTTACGAGTCGCGAATGGCATTCTTACGGACAACTTGTTTGTCAACGTTGAGATACTTGGGGACGTTTTCCAAGTTGCTGGCTTGCAACCCTCAGGGAAATTTGCAACGGCAGAGGACAATTGTTTGAGAGGGCTAGTTATCGTATTATATGTATGGTATGCGAGTGGTTTCCACATGAAATACGGGGACCCCTTTGACTTTCTACTCATCAGGACATACGGAGACGACCTGCTCATAGCGTCAAAGTGTGACGAGTTTAACACACTGTTCTACGCACGGAAAGTAAAGGAGTACCTTGACCTTGACTTTACGGCAGCGGACAAAGGAGCTGTAGCTAGAAAGTTCATTTCCCCACGTGAAATGACTTTTCTAAAGAGAAACTTTAAGTATTCGGAAAGGTTTGCTCGTTACATGGCTCCCCTTTCGTTGTCTTCTATAAGAAGAATGTTAACGTGGGTCACCCCTACTCGACATTTAACTGAAGAGCAACAAATTTTGGCTATCTCGCAATCGGCAATTTACGAAATGGCCATAGGGTACGAAGATGAGTTTGAATTATTCCGTAAATCCCTTATCGGTTTACTCAAGACTCATTACAACATCTCGAGCAAGCGGTCTTGCTCGAAGCTACCGGAGTTTGAAGAAGTGTGCAGGGCAATTCTTAGCGACACGGTAGACGTTCTCGTAGAAGGGAACGAATAACCTTTTTAGGTTTAAACATTCCAGGCAGTGCAAGCCGCAACCCTGGTCTTATATCTCGGCTTAACGACTTTATTAGAGAAGAGAAAGGAGAGAATTTTATGGAGGATTACAAATGGAGATTTGTAGATTCTGGAGAGAAAGTTACGGC